GGTTCAACTACTACTGCCAACGGTGGCACAAGTGGTTTGCGCGGATTAAATATGTACGCAAGTGCCGCTTCATCTGCTTATGGCTCTAGCGGTACTGCAATCACAAACGGTATTCATTCGATTGCTACATTTACGCAGGCGGCAGCGGCTGTTACTTATTCTGACATTACAGACATGGCTCGTTTGTTCCCTGCACAGTATTGGAACTTGCCTGGCACTGCGTGGATGATGCACCCACAGACAATTCACGAATTGCGTAACCTTGGCGGTGCTACTGCTATCAAACAATTCGCAGAAGTTGGCGATGATGATGGCGGTGCTGTTATGAATGTTTTTGGCTTCCCTGTTATTGCAAATCCAAATATGCAAACAACAGGTGCGGGCAAATTTAATATTTACTTGGCTAACTGGCCACGATTTGTAACGATTGCTGATGTACAGGAAATGACCGTACAGGCGATGGAACAAACGGCCCCAGGCTTTGTGACTCTGTTCGCAGAGAAACGCCTTGTAAGTACCGTTCGTGACCCGTTTGCTGGCATCCGTTTGGTTGGTGTATAAAACATGGCTGTCGAGAATCAAACCCTCGCGCCCTTTTATTCCGACCAGCGGAATCCGTTTAACTACGCCAAATTTGAGCAAGTTGACCGTGACGTAGCAACGCCTTGGCTAACCCTTTCTGAAATCACGCAACAATTAAATTTGTTTGATGATGAAAGCCAAGACACATACTTGCAGTCTTTGGAACTGGCCACAAGGATGGCCATTGAAGACTTTATTGGTGCGGCTATTTATCCAACCACCTACAAGGTCTATTACCCTAACTTTGGCTTGTACAACACAGCGGTGTTTTTGGACTTGCCTGAAGTGGCCGTAACTGCTTTTAACACGGTTGGCGTAATCATTAACAAGGTGGAGTTTTATTCCACATCAAACACAGTACCAGTTACGATTGCATCAACACAATATTCATACGACCCAACGGGTAATCGTGTTATTTTGAACACAATCCCTAACACGTTGAATCAGACTGTGGCCAACCCAATCGTGGTGACTTATACGCAAAATTCTGCGTTTATTTCTACTTACCCTGTAATTAAACAGGCAGCATTGATGTTGCTGACCCACTTGTATAACAACCGTTCAAACACAACTGATGGCAAATTGCATGAAGTTCCATTTGGTGTAGCAACATTGCTAAGACCTTACAAACCACTCATCATGTGAGGCAGTAAATGGGAATCGCACGTTTTGAGAACATAACCATTAACAACCTTTCTTTTGGGAAAAGTTCTTTTGGTGAACAATCAACTACTATTACAAAATGGTTTGAAACTCGTGCGCGTGTTCGCTCTGTGGCCAACAGTGTTCGCATTTCTGACAAGTACAGGGTTTATTCTGACATTGTTGAATTCACTTTGAACTACACACCGAACACCAAAACAATTATTGACAATCAAAATGCTTATTCCCTAACATGGAAATCGTTTGACTGGCGGGTGGATAGTGTTAGGGAATCGGATGACCGCATGACAGTTAAGTTTTTGTGCGTTCGCAATGACCCTGTGGTGGCTGTATGACAGTTCAAAACAACGTCATTAACTACGGCAAGGCAATCCAGTATCAACTGCAAAACATTGTCACGCCTGTGCCTGTATATGCGGCTTTTAACCGCAATTTTGCAACGCAGCCTAAGTTCATTACTTGGATGCTGAGAAATGTTCACCAAGAGGTTTATACAGGCTCGTATCAGTCTGTAAAAGGGATTGATCGACCAGTATTCCAGATAAGCATTTTCACGCAAGTTATAGAAGACGGTTTTACAATTTCCAATCAAGTACTACAATCTCTACACGGTTATAGCGGTATGTTGGGAAACCCTGCTGACGGTGGATTTAATATATCAAAAGCAGATTGCCAGTGGCTGTATAACAGTTATGACAACGAGAATAAGTTGGCGCAAATCTTTATTGATTGCACCATTGATATTCCATCATAAGACACGATTCATTCAACTCTTTAAAGGAAACTTAAAATGGCTTTACCAACAAAAATTTTGCCCGGCTTTAGTGCAACACTATATGCACAGCCTAGCGCCACTCCAACACCTTTGACAATTGCAAACTTGTCGACTTATGCCAGCGTTTCTGCTTTGGCAATTTCTGGCAACTTAGTGCCTGTTGAAGCAATCCCTGCTTTTGGCCAAGATGATGCTGTGGCATCTTTCTCTATTGCTGGTTCACGCCAATCGGACAAGATTCCTGTGCAATCTGCTCCTACTAGCATGACCATCACAGCCGCTTGGAATCCTAGCGACACCGTGTTGTTGTTGCTTCGCGCTGATGCTTACAACGGTACGATTGACCGCACCTTTGTGATTTCTGCAACAGATGGCACAGGCATTGTTAACTACGCCTTCAATGGCCGCGTTAGCCAGTGGACTATTGACTCAGCCCCAGGCGCTGAAGCCAAAGTGACATTCAGCATCCATCCCCGTGGCAATCAATACGGCTGGTCTGCCAGCACATAATCATGTCTCTTAAAGACTCGATTGCTTTATTGACTAGCACCTACTTGCCCTTTGACCTTGCGGTCAGGGGCATGGAGTTGGATGCAAAAGAAGTGGCTGATGCTTTGGCAAAGGCTACTCCTGATACAGAAGAATTCACAGTTCTTCAACACCTTGCTACATACTTTCCGTATGTACCAACCAAAAAATCAACAGAATAAAACATGACCACGACAATAAAAGACAGCAATGACCTTTTGGGTTTTCTAGTAAGCCAAGCCGAATCTCGAAAGGATTGGTTTGGCTTTTCTCAACAGAGAATGACTGCGGTTAACTTGGCGCACCAGATTGCCCAGAATCACGCAGACAAGATGACTCCCGAAGAAGTGGTGAACTACGCTATTCAAGTAAACCACTTGATTTTTCATAAGATTATTAAGGCGGGTTAAATCATGCAGGCATCTTTCAAAATTGAAGGTTTGAAAGATGTGCTTGCCGCATTTGAAGAATTGGCTCAAGACATTGGCGACAAAAAAGCCACAAGTAAAATCTTAGTGCCAGCCGCACGAGAGGCCATGCAACCTGTTTTATCACAAGCGGTTGCCAATGCACCGATGGACACGGGCGCATTAAGATTATCCCTACAGGTAGAAGCAAGACGACCCACTAGGCGCGACAGAAGGTCGAAATATATTACCGAAAAAGATTCAGTTATTGCGGTGGTGACCACAGCGCCTGGCAAGAAGTTAAAAGCCATGAGCGAGGGCAAAGGCTTAATAAGCAGCCGTAAAAAACTCAAGAAAATGGGCGTTGAAAATGCTGATGCTTTTATGGGAATCAAAAGCGATGCTCGCGCAATAGCACAAGAATTTGGCTCTGCTCACAATCCGGCACATCCGTATTTGAGGCCAGCAATGGAATCCCAAGCCCCTAACACCGCCAAAAGGCTTGGGGATATTATCGGTAGGCGGTTAAATCAATACAAGGCAAAACAGAAATGACGAAATTTAGTTCAGCATTTGGTGAGAAGTATCAGACAAATAAGAAGAACCTATTGGTTCGTTCGTTTGAACTTGGCGGTCATACATTTAAGGTGCGTATTCCTTTGATGGCCGAATCGGATGAGATTTATACAAAAGTCACAAATCCAAATGACGAAACGATAGAAAAAATATATCAAGAATTAACAAAACCTTTGATGCAGTTTGAAAGCAACCAGACTGAGGAATTTAAGTTTGTTGAAAACGACATTTTGGTGGATGGTCGCTCAATGCGCGAAGCGGCCAAGAACAAGGCTATTACAGAGGCTCGCATAACAGAATTCTTTAAATTGCTTGTGCCTGAATTAGAAGGTGCAAGCCTAGAAGATTTGACATATCAGGACATTGAGGATGAATTCCCTATGTCGGTACAGTTGCAAATCGTTGAAAAAATTGGCGAAGCGATTAGCCCAACATATAAGGAAAGTCGGGGAAACTAATTGGCTCGTTGAAAAGTCAATGTATAGCAGCAATGATTTTCAACGGGCATACAACCGAGACAATTTCTGAGTTAGATGATGTGACGATGGCCAATATTCAAACAATGTATGCGGATGGGTTGATTGGCAATTATGGATTGCTGACGCAACTGGCCACGCTGACAAACGGTGTTTTTAACTATATGAGGGCGGCTAATTCGCCTCCATATAAACTAGCAAATATACTTGGGAGTGCGTATGATTACATCTATCCA